TCTGGCGGGACATACGGTTCGGGGCTGTATGTCGCAAGCGGGTTGTAGGGGGTCATCATATTCCCCATCGTGCCGCCGCCAACGCCTGGACCCATCATTCCGCCACCGCCTGGACCCATCATGCCATAGGTATTCGGTCCTGGGTTTAGCTGGGGAGGTCCTAAGGGACTGTCCGCTGGGAATCCGGCCCAGGCAGGCGATGTGTCTCCTGGTCCTACTCCAGCGCCAGTGTTCGTTGCTCCCGGTTCTGGGGACGGTGTCCCATTGCCCGAACCGGCACCCCACCAGAATCCCCCAGAGGTGTCACCCGCTTGATCCGCACGCATCAGCACGTCGACTTCGTAGACCGGGACGCCATCGCTTTCGATTCCGTTGAAATTGATCTTGTCTTTGCCGTCGAAGGTCGCGCCGCCAAATCGGTCTTGAAACGCAGTACTCTCAACCATGGCCTTGATTTCTGACGGCTTGGTTAGCCCATCCAGAAATCCGCCGGCGTCATACTTCATGCTGCCGTGTTCTGATTCCCACTTGACCTGGTCGAAGCCTCCAGGTGCCTGACCTGTGCGACCGGTGGGTTCAGGTGGAGCGTTAGGTGGATCGCCAGGTTCTACATCCCCTGGTTTATCAGTGTCAGGGTTGCTGTAAAGCCCAGCCTCCTCGGATGAAGCTATTCCGTTTATCGCGTGCTGGACATTCTTGGGAGTAAAATATCGTCCACCAGATAACTGGTTTGCGATTTCCTGCGGAGAGGCATCTCGACCAAGATATGTCCTGTAGGCGTCCTGTATTTGCCGACTCGCAGACTGGTAGGTATTGCCGCCCTGCCTTGCCGGCGATCCTATGGCTCCAGTGCTTGGCGGTATGGGCGTGTTGAGGACTTCGGGAGTTGGGTTATACGTACCAGGCCTTCGACCGCCAGCGTAGGGGTCGTTTTCAGGACCACTCGTTTGGCCGCCAGTGAAGTCGTTATCGTAGGGTGCCATAGTGTTTACTCCCGTTGCTCTCGTCAGACCAGCCGGTTCGCGGGGTCATTCGGATCAGTGAAGTCGGTGGGGTCTTCCACATAGTCGGGCACGACCGGCGCAGTGAGTCGCAACGCATCTGGCTCGACGTACGCCGACAACGCCTTATTGGGCATCCCCATCATCTGACGCATCACGTTGTATTGACGCTGGTTCGACCCATACCGTTTGTCTGCGCTACGGCCCACCGACAATTCAGACGCTCGCGTGTTGAACGAGTTGTCTCCGAATCGGTTGAACGTATTCATGCCCTCGGCTTTCGACAATCCATAATTCTGTCGATCCGCCCACTGCTTGGACTCACGGTCGATGCGGGACTGGTTCCGCATGTAGGCCAGTTGGTCCTCGGCTGTCTGACTCTGCAATTCAGCCGCCCGATTGGCTGCGTCAGTCTGGAGTTGTGCAGCTCGACCGGACGCACCGCTCTGGATCTTGGCAGAGCCGAGTCCTGCAACTCCACTTGCCCCCAACCCCGCGAGTGTCAAGGCCGTTGCTGTAGCCATCGCCATATTTATTCTCCTAATCTAGGCACGATGAAAAATGTAATCTCATGCGCCTAGATCTTTCTGGTAGCTCGTTTCCATGCGTGCGAACCCCATCCGGTCGTAGAACTGTCCGACGCGCTCGGTGGGGGCGATCATCTGGAGTGTTTTGGCCCCGCGCTCGATGGCCCACGATTCCGCTGCCTTGAGGAGTCGCACGCCATCACCACGTTTCTCTGGAGTGACCCACCAGAACACCTCACCGGCATACATTTCACCAGAGAGGAAATGCAGTGTGCAGACGATTCCGATCATGCCTACTAAGACGCCTTCCCGCTCAAGGACGAGAACCGTTCCGCTCTCATGCTCAATGAGGTTCGTGGCGACAACTGTCATCTGATCGGGGTTCTCGCGCAGGACATCCCGATACATCTCTGTCTGGGCGAATTGCCGGCCCATCGCCACCAGGGCGGGCACATCCTCCATGGTCGCCGGTCGAATCACGCGACCAGTTCGCAGGACACGTCCAGGTCGTATTGCATCGTCGTGCCCCCCGCACTGGCATACGTCGTCGCATAGGTTATCGCGGTCGCCTCGTCCACGCGGGCCAGCACTGTCAGACTCGACACCGTCGCGGTCGTGTTGCCGGTCATCGCCGGACTCGCCGTGGTGCAACTCACGCCCCCGGAGGTCCATCCGAACGTCACGATCAGGGACGAACTGGTCGTCGCCGCCCGTGAGATCCGTGCCGACATCGAGAGCCGATACAGCCCCGGTGACACCGACAGGATCGAGAAGCTGGTCGCGCTGATCGACGCCGCTTGTGTGGACGCCTTTACGCTCGCTAAAATCTCTGGCGTGGCATTGATCCGGTCGGCCAGGGACAGCAGCCAATAGCGCATCAGAAACGTGAGCCGGCCCGAAATTCGTCCGTTCGTCACGTCCTGCTCGACCACGATGGCCGGCGTCGGTGCGAGATTCGCCATGTGTCATTCTCCCGGCCCCTGAATGTTCCGACCTTCGACATTCGCGCCGACGAGACGCCACGGGATAGGGTCTGAGACCGACAGTTCGGGCACCCAGACGCGATCCGAACTCGCCAGCCGTGTCCAGTAGACCCTCGTGTTGAACTCGCCTTGTTTGCCCGCAGAGGCCAATTGTGTGGCGCTCCACCGCTTCAAATCCGTCGAGGTCCGCATCATCATCTGTGGGTCCACGCCCTGCCCTGTCGCGGTGCCCAGTCCCGGCTCCAGCAGTACGGTCAGGCGCGAAACAAAGAGCCGCCGTCCCTGACCGAGCCACAGTGGGGGAGGGATACGCACGCGGCGAATTACGTCCCCATTGCACTCGGTGGCGTAGTCCGTGTCCATCGTGCAGATCAGGCCCGATGTGCGGTCACCCACGAGATGCTGTCCGAACGCATAACAATGACTGCGCGGACCCCAGAGGTCGTATTCCCCGGCGCTACTGTCCCAGACGCCCCGCTCGTGCCACAACCCCGTCGCAAGGTCGAATACCCACGTTGCATTGGCACTGGGGAAGGTCAGGCAGTAAAACGTGTGGCCTTGGTCGCTATAGACGACCGCTTCTGCATCGGAGATGGTGCTCGTGCGGGCATACCCGGCGATGGCTGTCTCAATGGCATACGAACTGATGCGCTGGGGTTCCAGCCCGGTCGCCGCCACCACGACCCCAGCCCCCTCGGCAGTCTGAGAGAGCCAGATCATCGTGTCGTTGGCGAGCTTGACCGAATACGGGGCAGGGGTGCCATAGCCGAACACCGACCCCGGCACAGGCGCAAACGGGAACGGGCTGGTGCCGGCGTCATACCAGACTTCGCCCGTCTGCTCACCGATCAACCAAATCTGCCGGTTGCCGTCCACGACCATGGCCTTCCACGGGTCGGGGGCGATACTGCGCTGGGCATACTGCGTGGCGTCCCAGCTTGCGCCGTTGTTCAGGGCGGAAATGTAGAATTTTGAGGCGGCTGAGTCGAAGGACAGGAAATACCCATCAATCATGCCGACCATCGTGCATTTGCCGGCGAGGGTGCCGATGCTCGCACTCAACGTATTGCTTGCGATGGTGAGCAGGTAAGCGTTGGTCCCAGACCCAATGAGAAGCTGACCGCCTGCGTCTCCGTTGCTCGCAATCGAGGCTGGATTGGGGTCATTGACGACGGTGCCGTTGGTGACGACCGCCGCCGAGTTTGTCTCGTAAATCTGATAGACGTGCGGACCCACGACGGAGTAACACCGACCCGCCATCGCGAACAGAGCGCGACAATTCAGGTCATTGACGGTGACATACTCTTCGTAGCCTGGGCACGGATAGAGGGCCGCGCTATGGGGCGATGCTGACGCCTGCGACTGCTCTGGATACCAGTTGACCGTGCGTTCGCAGTCAGCCCACGGACTCTGGTCTTCATTCGATCCGTAGATGAAACCTGGATACTGGGCCATTACGTATCACTGTAGATATTGTAGTGCGGTCCGGCTCCTCCAAAGATCAATCCGGCCACACCACACGACATATCGCTGAGCCGCTCGTTGGCCCGCTTGATGTCCCCTTTGCTCTCTGCGGCGGCTTGTTGGAGTTCAGGGGTCAGTGGTGAGTCGAACGCACTGGCGAGTTCTTTGGCGAGATTCGTCCGCATAAACCGTCGATACCCCGGCGGCAGCGCAATCGTGTCACTGATGGCCGAGAACTCACTCACCGGAACGAGCGTGTAAATGACCCCCTGCAACGTTGTGCTTGTAGGGATCGGCCAGAGATAAATCAATCCCAGGCCAGATTCATAGGTTGGATTGTAATAGACCGACTGCGGATACACCGAGGTCAGGGCTTTCTGGGGAATGCCGTCGTAGGCATCCTCTGTCAGCGGAGGGCCAAGGTTGTATTCAATCGTCGGTGTGACTGACGTGTCCTGGAACCCGACATTGTCAATCGCTGTCGGTCCCGTGGGGCGCGCACAGTTGATGACCCCACCTGTCCCAATGGTGTAATTGCTCGCTGTCGATATCGTCCAGATTGTCCGAGCGCGACTATAGACCGTCAGCCCCTCTGTCGCGAGGCTGTCGATCCAGTCATTGAGCCGAGACAGTCCGTAGGCCGCGTCATTCGCTGATGCGGTCTCTCCCACCTGCAACACGCGCAGGTCTTGC